GTTGGGGCACAACCCGCTACAGCGACGGCCGGGAGGTCAAGAAAGGCGACAAGTTGAACCGGGTCGAAGCCGACATGCTGCTGCGGCAGGAGGTGGATCGGATCGCGGCCAAGCTGCGCGAGACGGTGCCCCACTGGCGTGAGATGGGCGATCATCAGCAATGCGCGCTGGTCAGCTTTGCCTACAACCTGGGCAGTGGGTTCTACGGCTCGACCGGGTTCGAGACGATCAGCCGCGAGCTGCGTGAGAAAGATTGGGACGCAGTGCCGGCGGCGATGCTGCTCTACCGCAACCCCGGCACCAACGTCGAGGCTGGCCTGAGGCGCCGCCGCGAAGCTGAAGGCAAGCTATGGGCGAAGGGACACCTGAAAGTGGTCGAAGTTGAGCGGCAACCTGCGAAGCTGACGCCGGCCAGCTCGTTCGATTTGCGGATCACACCGCACATCCGACTGGGGGAGTTCGCGCTTGACCAGGAAGCGCGCCGCTTCGAGCATCAGCATCAGATCGACACCGCAGCCGAGCTGGCAGCGTTCCTGGAGCGTGTGCGCGTGGCATTCGGGGGCAAGCCGATCGTAATTACCTCGGGCTATAGACCGCCGGCAATCAACCGGCAGGTTGGTGGCGCCAGTGGATCGGAGCACCTTTACAACGCACCCAGCGTCGGAGCTGTGGACTTCTTCATTCATGGCGCCGACATCAACAAGGTGCAGGCATGGGTCGATCGTGAATGGCCCTACAGCGTCGGCTATGGCGCGCCGAAGGGATTTATCCATCTGGGCATCCGCAAGGGGCGCCCTAGGCTGCGCTGGGATTATTGAGCCTTGCGATCCTGATCGGCGCTTCGGCTGGATCGTCGAGCGGGATCATCCGATAGTCATCGATGCCATGGCGCTCTGCCCAGTGCTGCGCGGCGATGTGGGTCGGGAAGGGTCCGACGTGCCACGGGCCGAGGTCGAGGATGTAGGTCATGGGTGGCAGGTTAGGGCCGCCGAAGCGGCCCCGGTGCGGGTCAGGCCAGTTCTTCGGCCAGCTGGCGGAGACGGCCCAGATTTACTGCCTGGCCGTCTACCCGGTAGCAGCAGGTGCGGCAGGTGCCGTAAGGGGCTTTCTGCTGGCGGGCTGTGTGGCCGTTGACCTGAAGGATTTGCAAGGCTTGAGCGGCGGTGAGTCGGGTCATCGGAGTGGGTGGCTGTCGATGTGTGAATCATACACCGTCGGCAGTGCACTGCCCTAGATCAAGTCGGCCCGTTCACAATCCGTCACAATCCGGGCGATCCAGTCGCGCCCGTTACCGTTGGGGCAGCAGCGGCCAACCGATGCGGGCGTTCATCGTCGAGGTCAATGCCACCGTTGTGGTGCGCTCAGACGCTGACCCCGAAGACCTGCCCGCTGATGTCTACAGCCGCATAGCGGAACACGTTCACGACGACGACGACATCCTGAGCCTTGAGGTTCAGGCCATGCCCCTGCCGCCGGATCTCAGTGGACAAAGCGCACATTGATGGCACCAGGCTCATCACCCGACGCTCAGCGCGCGATCAGGTCCTGCTCGCCTGGAACTACCGCTGTGCCTACTGCGGCGATGAGCTAGGCCGCAGCCCGACGCTCGACCACGTCATCCCCAAGGTCCACGGCGGCCTCACCGTCCGCTCGAACATGGTCGCCTGTTGCCTTGGATGCAACAGCCGCAAAGGTCACAAGCCATGGATCGACTGGTATCGCGCGCAGCCGTTCTGGTCAGCCTTCAACGAGTGGGCGATCGCCCAGTGGCTAGGGCAGGATTTTGCTAAGCAGCAGGATGACCAGCCCGCAGATGATCCAATACATCACGGCTAGGTAGACCAGCGTCATCGAGCTAGCAGGTGGTCCAGGTACAGCTCAGCCTGCCACAAGTCGCTGGAGTAGCGGCACATGCCGTGCGCACAACTCCTGTAATACAGCTCGCCGCCGCCTTCAGGTTGCAACGTCTCGATCCAGCCGCCGTCGCGATCAGTACGGCTCAGCACCTGCGCTTCGCTCATGGCTGCTGATCCAGTCCTTCAGCTCGATCACATACTGCCGCAGCCGTTCAGCTTGCAGCAGATGCCAGCGGTCGCCTGTCTGGAAAAACAGACTGTTGTGCCGATCGATCGCCATCAGTGCCTGATGAATCAGCACACACCACGGCTCCCGCGTGGCCGTCACCCATTCGCGCGGCATGGTTGGAACATCTCGCATCGCGGCGCATAGCGGCCGCCGCTGCGTTTCGCTTCCGGCAGTTGCAGGTCACACCCCTGGATGCGCATGTCCCACTGCAGGCAGTCCCAACACATGCGCGGCGCATCAGCAGGCCGCAGTTGCGTCACCGCCATCCGATAGACCGACTGCGCCCGCTCGAGCGCCGTGGGCAGGTGGACGGTGCCTGTATCGGTCTTAATCTGCAGCTCAGGCTTGGGACCCAGCACGACATGAGCCTGCCAGTTGCGGGAGCTGCAGGTGCACACCAGCAGCAGGCGGCCGGCGTACAGACTGATCATTCGCGTTCGCCGTAAGACGGCTGGTGATAGATCCGCTCGAGCTGCATCGAAAGCGGCTCGTCGTCGTCTGGCATGTGCAGCAAGTCCTGAGCGATCACCATGGCCAGCTCGTCATCCTCGAGCGCCGACCATGAGATCAGCGTGGTGTTGACCGGCTTGGCAATGACAAGCGACATCCGCGGGCTGCGGTGCAGAAGCCGCAACGCCCAGCGCTCGAGCCAGTTGAGGTGCGGCAGTTTCATGGCTCCATGGTGCCGATAAGGCGGTCGAGATACCACCGGGCTTTCTTTAAGGATTCCGGATCCTTGTGTTGCTCGCGCCAGACGTACTTCAGGACATTGCCCTTGCAGAAGCCCCTGAACTCTTCTGGCGTCAGCGCCGCGGCGATCGCGTCGATGCACTCAATCTCACCATGGCGGTAATGGTCACTCATGGGTGCCATCCTCCAGGGCAGCAGCCATCACCGAAGCGGACCGCAGCAAAGTGCTCAGCTTGACGGGGCGCATGTTCTTCCAGCAGGCGTACCGGATCGCATGGCGGAACCCCATGCTGATGTTGCCATCGCCCAGCTTGCGCGCGGCTTCGATCTCTTCGCGGCTCATGCGGATGTTGACTGTGAAGTTGCGTCCTTTGCCATTGGCACGGCGATCGCTTAGAGCCATTTGCCCCTCAACAAAAACTGTCGGCAGATACGGATGCACTGCTGCGCGTGCTTGTCGGCCAGGTGGCTTTCGGCTTCACCGATCGCCAGCACGCAGGCGGCGTGCAGATCGGCGTAATCCGTATCTCGGAAGTTGGCGGCGATGTCGCGGCTGAACTCCTGCCAAAGGCCCGTGTAGGTGCCGCAGGTCCGGCCGCTCGCGTGATAAAGCGCTTCAAGCATGTCTGAGCGTTGCTGTTCGAGTTGGCTGCTGGTCAGCATGGTTCGAGGGCTTGGCGGATCCTGAGCAGTTCAGCGCAGATCGCGCTGACATGCGGCACGGTAGGGCCGCTGCGCAGCTCGTCCATCCGGGCGGTGATCAGCAGTTGCAGCCGCCGGCGTTCCTCGAGCTGGCCGGCGTTGAACATGCTCGAGTCGCTGATCAGCGCTTCGAGCTTGGCGCGGATGTGATCAGTCATGCCAGCACCTCCACAACCGCATTCGGCCAGCGGTTCTGCGCATACCGCAGCGCGTGGCGCTTGGTTTCGGCCTGTGTGATCCATACCATCGGCTGCGTGTGCGCCTTGCGCACCATCACGCGGTACTCGCGTGTCTGCGCACCATGCCGCGGGCGGCTGATGCCTTCACCGTGTTTGCTGTCGTCTGGTTCTTCGTGCCATGCCCACTGGAGCATGGCGCCAATGGTGTCAGCCATGGATTGCAGGGTCGGTGACGGTTTCAGGGTTGAGCCATTCGATCTCAGACCACCACGGCATCCAGCCGGACTGCTGCGCGATCTGCTTAGCTTCGGTCAGGCTGTGCGCCGTGATCGCCTCAATGACATTGGCGCTGCGGATCTGGAAGTAGAAGCGGCGGGGGGTCATGGCTTCAGGTTCGGATAGCAGGCAGGGTGTTGGTAATGCGCTTGCATTACCTGATCACGGCCGACGCTGATGCCGACGGCGTACATCATGAACAGCAGCGTCAGTGCTGCGCAGCGGTTGATCCAGGGGTTGGTGGTCATCATGCGAGCGCCCGGCGGACGCGGTAGCGGGTGAGGTTGAGGCGGTCTGCGATCTGTCGCTGGCTGAGACCAGCGCGACGCAGAATGAGAACGCGGCGATCGATGGAAGCAGTCAGCCAGTCGATCAGGGCGACCAGCACCAGCAGCGGTAGGAGCAGCTTCCAGATCACCAGAGCAGTGGCGGTGAGCATGGGTCAGGCAGCGGCGAGATGGCGCTGGGTCGAGCGCTCTGCGGCCTTGCGAGTGGCGAAGTGGCGAGCGCGGAAACAGGGATCGACTTGCTCGGTGCCATCTTTGTCAACGCGAACAACGAGCGCGAAAAAGCCCAGCTCGGTCGAGGTGATGCGGGCGGCGTAGGTGGTCATGACTGGCGGTGGGTGGTGGCCTCGTCGGCCGTGCACACAGTATCGGACACCGCCGGCAGTGCACGCTAGGGGGTTGTCACAGTTCTTAATCCGGCGCATCGGCAAGGCCGCCGGGCGTCACCTCCGCAGCCAGCTCCACCGGCACGCGCAGCACCGGCTTGTTCATGTGGTCGTGGCTGTAACCGATGGCGTACCGGCTCACCTGCAGCTCGACCGTGAACCACACGTGCTTGCACTGGCGGCACTGCCGCTTCCGCACCGTCTGGTTCTCATAGACGTTGTTCGTGATCACCGCATAGAAGCGGCCGGCGCCGCATTGTGGGCATTTCATGGGCAACATGGGACAACTGCCCCAGATCGATGGACTTCGGGAAATGGATGCAGGTAGAGATCCCACCTGAGCGGCTGTTCAAACTTGAAAGCAACTGCCGCGGCCTGGCCGAACATGGCAACGTTGGCCAGCTGGCCGCGCAACTGCTACGGCAGAACTACCGCCAGCAGGAAATGCTCCAGGCCGCAGTCCATGAGATCGCGCGCCTGGAGCTGATGATCCTGAATCAGAACACGTCGGCCTGAATCACCACGCCGCTAGTGGCCTGAGCGAGGCTCGCAGCGGCAGCAGGTACCGACGTGGCCGCAGCCTCCTCGATCGCCTTCTGGGTCTTGTAGTCCGGCTCGATCGCCATCGACACATAAGCGTCACCGCCGCTGGCCGGCTCCTTCCGCCAGCCGCTGATCCGCATCGGGATGTTGCCCCGATCGTTTGGCGTGGCGTTCATCAGGTAATTCGCCATCGCGTACGCTTGATCAGCAGGGACGCTGATCACACCGTCATACATCGGGTAATTCTTGGACGGATCGAAGCGATCGCCTAGGCGATTGCGCAGTTTCTCTTCAGTGTTCCTGAACAATGCGCCGTTTGCTTTGAAGCTCATGATTGGTCGTGAGTGATGGTGTTGGCCTTTTCGTATTGCTCCACCTCGGCCAGGGGATAGAGCACGAATCCCGGAGTCCTGAAATAAGCCGGACCCTTGCCCGCCTTACGCCAGCGCATCAGCGTGTCAGGGTGCAGTCCCCAACGTTCAGCGAGCTGGGTGGCGGTCAGATAGTCAGAAGAGTTCATCGCTGACCACCTCCACCGGCTCGGGCTCGGACGCGATCTGCGCGTTTAGTTCATCCAAGCTCGTCTTGGGCAGTTCAGGCTCGGTCGTGCGCACCTTGACCGGCTCGATGTCGACCACTTCCTCCTGGCTCTGCATCCCCAGCAGCATGTCACTGGCGTATAGCCTGCCCCAGAATGCCGCAGCCCGGTAGCGGATCATCAATTCGGGCATCGTCTGCCACTTGCTGCCCGACTTCGTCGCCCATCCTTCTTTCTTGGCCATCGCCATCGTGATGGTCGGCCCCTTCAGCTCCTGCCCGCTGGCCAGGTCGCTGGCGATTGCATAACAGGCCAGGCTGTCGCCTTCGCCGCTGATTTCAAACCGCAACGGGCTAAAGCGGCCGCAGCCGTTGACCATCGCAATGATGAAGCTGCTGGACCAGCTCGGGCGGCCGTGGATCACATGCAGATGCTGCATCGCTAGGAACGGGCTGATGCCCATCCGATTGGCGATCTCGAGCGCGACCAAGCAGTTGGCAAAGCCCTGCTGCCCTTGGAACTGCGGCGGGATGAGCGTGCTGCTGGCCAAGGCCTTGGCGATGCGCTGGGCGTCCTCGAAGGCTTGGACGCCCGAGAACACCGATCCGGTGTTGGTGGTGGTGAGTGCTGTGGATTGGTCGGTCATGGTTGAACCTTGAAAGGAATAGTTTTGGTTCCGCAGCTTTCGTTTCTCAGCTCAATCGACAAATCCGATGGGAACTCCATTGGATACGACGGATCTGGCAGCGGCATTTCATTGATGTCTAATTGCAGGCAATGAGCCTTGCTCCATAGCTCCAAACCCTCCTGCTGAATTGCGTTGAGCGAAGCAGCAATGCGTTCAAAGGCGTCAGCAATGCGTGAGAGCTGTTCTTCCATAGTCAGAACTCCTGTATGGGGTCAATGGGTGCTGTGGGAATTGATCCATCAGCCCGCGGCCGCATCCATGGCGGCAGGCTGAGCGGCTCGATCTGGTCGCTGTAACTGGGCCACACGTCAGCGGCCTTGCAGGTGGCGTACACCTCAAGGTCGCGGGCAGCCGTTTCGGCGCCGATCTGGATCATCTCCGCATCGGCTGCATAGACGCCCACGGCGAACGGCGGCTTCTTTTCGACGCAGACAAAGATGAACTGATCTGGCCGGTGGCCAGTCGCCGCTTCGATGCCGTTCAGATACCACGCCGCCTGGACGTGATAGCGGTAGTTGGCCACGCTGCGCTGGAAGCCCCGCGGACTGGCGTCTTCCGTCGTCTTCAGGTCAACAATCAGGTTGCCGTCATTGGTCAACCAATCCGGCCGGCACTTGCACTCAACGCCTGTCGTGGCATCAGTCCACATGTGCGTGGTCTCGGCCTTGCCCTGCCAATGCAGCAGCATCGCCGCGGCCGGATGGCGCCAAACGGCTTCAGCCATGCGGCTAATCGTCGCGCGATCGTCCGCGGTGATCAGCTCGCGGCCGGCAGACTCTGATTCCCATTGGGTCCAGGCTTCCTTGCCCGCTTTGGTCCGGCGATCGACCACCGGCGCCATGACGTAGCGATTCTCAAACTGATCCTGCTCGAGCACCAGCGTGTGCAACGCGGTCCCAATCCGCATTGCAGCGGTCGGTTCGGTCGGCACGCGGTTCGGGTCGAGGTAGCGCGCCCAGTAATGCAGCGGACTGCGAGCGATCAGGTCAAGCCCTGACTTGCTCACGGCCGGATGCGCGTGATAGTCGGCGTTCTCCATAAGGTGACGCAACAGCCCACAAGTTATAGGATCGGGCGACAGATGGCAACAACCGCGTGCAGCTTCGCCCCTATCAACACCGCGCGATCGACGATCTGCGCAATGCCTACCGCTCAGGGGCGCGTGGGCCGCTGCTGGTCGCCCCCACCGGAGCAGGCAAGACAGTGATTCTCGCAGCCATCACCGCCAGCGCCACAGCCCGCGGCCGCCGGGTGCTCATCCTTGTGCATCGGCGTGAGCTGATCCATCAGGCCAGCAGCAAACTCACCGCCGCCGGCGTCGAGCACGGCATCATTGCGGCTGGCGTGCAGCCATCGCAGCATCCAGTGCAGGTCGCATCCGTTCAGACGCTCGTCCGCCGGCTAGCCACAATCGACTGGGAGCCGTGCCTGATCATCATCGATGAGGCACACCACGCCGCCGCTGGCTCGTGGTCGCGCATCCTCAAGCACTGGCCTCGTGCGCTGCGCCTGGGCGTCACCGCCACACCATGCCGCCTTGATGGCCGCGGCCTTGGCGACACCTTCGACGCGCTGATTGAAGGGCCATCAGTGCAGATGCTCACATCTGCCGGCTATCTGTCACCCGCGCGGATCTTTGCGCCGCCCATCGTGGCCGATCTATCGCAGCTGCGCCGCCGTGCTGGTGACTACGCCAACGATCAGGCCGCGGCCGCCATGACCCGGCCAACAGTCACCGGCGACGCGATCAGCCATTACCAACGTCTCGCGGAGGCACAGCAGGCGATCGCGTTCTGCTGCAACGTTGTCCACGCGGTCTCAGTCCGAGACGCATTTGAGACGGCAGGTATTAGCTCAGCTCTGCTGCTAGGCAATACGACAGACCGCGATCAGGTCGTTGCAGATTTTGGCGCCGGCCTGGTGCAGGTTTT